AAATATCTTTTGTGGTAGAGTATTTTAATCCATTTGCATTTATGAAAGAAAAACGCTTCAATGTATAAGCAGATGGAGCTATATCTGCTGTTGCAGATAATGTTACCGTAGTTAGTGAGGTTTGATTACCAACTGGTTTGTAATTAAGTAAAGATACAAGCTTGTTTATGTTCTCGTATAATGTTACCGTATTAAAGTTACTTTCTGAAGCAGTTGTGTTTAGATAAAAGAGTAGTACATGATACATATACGCTACAATATCAATAAACGCGTTTATGTTAGAGCCTTCAAAGTTTTGATCTCTAAATACTTCATTTTCATTTAATCGTGCTATAATTAAACTCTTAAGGGTATCCGCTTCAAAAGACACATACGCATCTTTTGGTAAATTATATTCTGTAAAATTCTTAATACTCATACAAAGGTATATCCATCAATATTTAATACACCTCTCAAGCTTACGCTATTAATATTGAGCGAAGGTATAGAAATGTTAAGTGTTATCTCATAAGTGTTCTCATCCGCTACTGCAACTACATCTAATGTATCAATTAAAATCCGTGGTTCTTGACTAACTAAACCATTATATAAATCAGTACCAAGGAAAAACGCACGAGTTTCGGTAATAGGCTCAAATAAATACCCCCTAAGATCTAATCCAAAATTCGGATTTAATAACTTCTCACCAGGTGATGTAGTTAAGATGTTCTTAATAGAAGTTATTACTGCACTTGCATCGTATATCGGCTTTAAATCGCTTACCTCTGCCTGTTTAAATAATTCAGGATTATTAGTAAAGCTTGTAACTAAATCAAAGCCAATATCTTTATATAAGTAGCCAGCTTTTAGTGCTGTTTCAACTTGGGTTGTCGGCTTTACTATGTTTAATTTAATTGCCATACTATTTTATCTTACCTCCACGCTTTACACATTTCTGAACATATCCACTTGCATAAGCGCTAGGCCATACAGCATATTTAGCTTTTGCTTTAGATTGACACTTAGATCTTACTTTTGAAACCTTCTTTTTACCTTTAATTTTCTCAAGTACCATCATATATAGTTCTTCAAATGTTTCCATAGTTTAATCTTTCTTCTTTGTTTGTTTCCATTTAACACGCTTTGAGCTTGTCTTCTTATACATCTTACCCTTTATGGTCTTGCACTGTGCCTTTGTTGGTCTACACGCTGGGTAACTACCTTTCGATGTATCTTTGCGACCACACGGTCCTCCTGTTTTACAATTTACCCACCCTTTAAATTTTTTACCCTTTTTATCTGTTTGAGGTGTAAACCAATCTCTAAGATTTTCTAGTAATTCGATTTGTGTTAGTTTACTCATATACATTACCAATTCTTGCAAGAAAAGTATTTAGGAGTTCCTGGTTTAGCAGTAGAGCACTTGTGTCTAGCTCTAAATGACTTACGACGCTTCGGATTTGACTTTTTGATTCGAAGGTTTGGATCACCGTAGTGAACGCGTTTATAACCGGTTTTTGTCTTAGCGCAGCGCATATACTTCTTATCTTTACGAGTAGATGATTGCTGTCCGGTTACCTTTGTACATCTACCATTCGCTTCCTCAAGTATTTCTCTAACTAATATATCAAATTCCATGTAAATATTTAATAAAGACATAAATAAATGTATGGCGAAAAAGTATCTAACTCTTGTCGAGGCGTATTTAAGAAGATTTGAACGTGGTGGTTTCCTTGTAGGAGACGTTTTTAAGTTTAATAGTGACTTCAAATCAACTGAAGCATATAAAAAATTAGGTGTAAACACTAAAGAAATGATCGAACAAATGATCGGTACGGGGTTACACGTTCGTGTTGTTGGTATCAAAGATACAACATCACCAGTATTTCCTGGCAACCCACAAACATCTTCTGCAGATGTTGAGCTATCTCTCGCTCTTGATACAGGTGGTGGTAGATATACACACTACATTACACTTAGTCCTGAGCTTGGACAACCAGAAACATATTACCCTAACTTACCACCTATTCCTGATGCTATGAAGCGTCCGAATAACGTTAACATCAAACCAAAAGATGTTGAGAAGTATGATAATACCAATAACAAAACAGATAGAGGTGACGGTAAGCTTTCTGACACAGAGAGAACATTACCTACGGGTAATACAACCCTACCTTCTGTTCAAGCGACCCCATCACCAGCTCTTGCTTCATACACGCATCAGTATCTCGGTGATTTAGTAAAAGCTTAAATAAAGATAATTATATGTTAAGAAGCGATCAATTGCAAATTTCCAACACTTATAATAATATGCTACTCGAAAAGCAGATTAATTATGAGCTCGACCAATTATATAACAATCATTTAGTAAATGAGGGATTTCTTGATAGTGTGCGTAAGGCGGGTGATGACGCTGCTGCAGCTGTCAGTTCAACAATTAACAGTGCATCACAATCAGTAGATACTATAACAAAACTACCTGAACAATTATCATCGTACTTTAATACTGCTTTACCGCAGTATATAGATAAATTAAGTAGCTTTTTACTTACCGCACTTGAATCAGGTGCAGTAGGTACTGTTCTTACTTATACTGCTGGTAAGCTTATAATGCTTCTTGCTAAGCGTATAAGCAAAGAAACTGAGCAAGATTATCAAGCTATTACCGCTATGCTACCCGATACTGTACAGGAACAGATAAGAGAAATTGAAGGTCTTAAACAAACTGATCCTGCAAAATATAGAAAAATGGTGTTTCAGATTAACAAGAACGCCCTTACGCAGTTAGAGAAAGAGTTAGTAGGTACCGGTAAAAAAATGCAGCGTGTTATTCTTACGAAAACGCTTAACTTTTTAGGTAGTGCACTTAGCTCTGTACCTGGTTCGTTAGCTGGTGGTATAGCTATTGCAGTTATAATACAAAAGCTTGGATTTAATCCAATGCCTATATTCCCTAACTTTTAATAACTCGCTCAAGGTTAATCCAACAAGCAAAGCAGTTAATTTCGCGATCTAAAACGAAAGCTGCACGATAGAGATGATCTGCGATAACCGCGATCATCTCTTTCTTTTTGAGATCGTTGATAGGTTGCGTGTATAGATAGTTCAGATACTCTCTCATTAGGTTATCATAATCACCATAGAACGAGTCTTCATTCTCAATTAGGTGCTTTCTTAATGATAGCACGTCTTTCTGCTCGATAGCAGAATATATAGCATTGAGCAGAGTATTATCGACTGATACATTATTAATACTTAGCAATCCATCGATACAGTTCTTTTGAATCTCGTTAATACACTTACGTAAATCAGGAAAGTTAGCCTTAACAAGCTCAACAAACTTCTTTCTCTGCGTGTCGTCTATTTCGATGTTTTCTTGTTTAAGAATACTGTAACATCTCCGTACCCCTGCTTCTAACGTGGGCTTGATATCAAGAAACTGACATCTCGACTGTAAGGCAGGAATGATCTTATGCTTGTAATTAGCGGTAAGAATAAAGCGCGTATACTTAGCGAACGACTCCATAGTATTACGAAGAGCCGCTTGACTCTGAGCGGTTAACCCATCCGCTTCATCTAATATAACTACCTTAACCTTACCATCAAACGACTTAGTCTGAGAGAAATTAGTTACCTTATGCCGGATAGTATCGATACCAGACTCATCCGAGGCATTAATGTATAGGAAGTTACACTTAAGAATATCGTTAACGATAATTCGTGCAAGCGTAGTTTTTCCTGTACCGGGAGTTCCTACAAATAGTAAATTAGGAATCTCATCAGTAACCCCCTTAACGATAGCACGAGTTCTATCATCTAGAATGATATCATCTAGTGTATGAGGTCTATATTTTTCTGCCAAAATCCCGTTTAGGTTAAATTTTGCAATGTCTAGTGTCATAATTAGTTACCCGAAGAACCAAAGCCATTAGCGCCTCTATCTGATTCTACCGTAGTTCCTTCTTCTACGGCTACATTATAGTTCTTATATACAACAAACTGCGCAATTCTGTCGCCTTTCTTAATTTCGTAATCAACGTCGGTTAGATTGTACAATTTAATACCTGCATTTCCCCTATATCCCGAATCAATAATACCACTATGCGGCGCAATACCATATTTAAAACCTAAGCCACTACGCCCCTCAATTTTTATCCAAAAACCTGGTGTAATATCTGCGAATTCAAGACCAACATCTACCACCGCACTGCCACGAGCCGCAATAACTTTATCTTCTACGCAATACACATCGAAACCTGTATCAGACGGATTATTCTTAGTAGGTAGCTTAGCATCTGGATGAACACACTTAAACCTAAGAGTGGCATCAACAATCTGATTATTTATATTAACTATCATAATGCTATTATAGATCTTGATAAAGTAAAATCAAGACTAAATAGCTTGAGATGGATGAAGATTTAGACGATATCGTAGGTGACATTATTACTCAGCCT